ATTATTTAGTTTTGAAAGGATTAAATCATCCCAACCGGTTTCTTCGGTTTCTTTTAATAAGTTATTTATTTTATCAAATCCCAAATCTCCTGCATCACCACCTTCGGGTATAATGTTTTTTACCTTTATACCATTTTTAATAAAATAGTTTGCGTGTTTAGTAGAATCTTCTACTGCATCTGAATCTAATAAAATATTAATTTCTTTTACTCCCTTTTCTTTTATTTTAGTTTGTAAAGTTCTTGGAATAAACTTTCCTAAAATAGGAATCACATTTCTTTTTACCGAGAATGAATCAAACACACCTTCTACCAATGTAATGGGTTCGTTCCAATCGATTTGATTATCAAATACAATTACATCCCTACTAACGGGTGGGTTTTTGTATTTCATCTTTTCATCTTCGTAAAAAGAACGAGCAATAAAATAGTTTAATTCACCATCTTCATTATAAGATGGAATAATCACTCTACCACTATATAATCCTTCCTCACAATAACCAATGTTATATTTCAAAACCTCATCCATAGAAATACTTCTTTGTTTGAGATAATGAATTGCTTGATTATAAATCGGATTGATTGATTTTGGTTTGTGATAAAGTGATTTGAATTCTTTTGGAAGTCTGAGTACTATCTTCTCAACTTCCCTTTCGTTCCGTTTTGGTTTGTACTCTCCATAGATAGAATGAATCTTTGCTAATTCACTTTTATCTACATTTAGTTTATATAGAAGTGATTGGATACTTCTTCCTTTGGAATCACATACCCAACAATGCCAATATTGTGAATCTAAATTGACTTGTAGTTTCTTCTTATGGTGATGACAAAAAGGACAATGATGTGCTTGTTCATTTCCCTTCATTGATGTACCAACACCTAAAACAGAATCTAATACATTTATAACTACTAACTTATTTCTTGCGGAGAGCATAAATTAAATTTTCAACAAATATACGAAAAATATTTGGATTATCCAAATTATCCAATAGTTGAATCAGAAACATCAAATAAAAATTCTCCGAGTTTCTTAATATCACTAATTGTTTGGTTATCTATATTTCTCTTTTCCAAAATTGGAATCAGTTGTTGAATAGATTTTACTGCTATTTTTAGTCCATCATCCTTTGCATTCAAAGAATTTGGATTTATACCGTGTTTTTTTGCTACTTGGTCTAAATTCATATTATTATTTTTGTGTATATACAATTAACACTCAAATATACGAAAAATATTTTAATTTTCCAAATCTTTTCTAAAAAACTTTCCTAAAAGATTATCGTTGAGTGAGTTTTCATCGGCAAGTACATTATATTTGAATTGCCAATGTAGTTCGTAATAAGTCAGTGATTTTGCTGAATGACAGAATTGAAGTATCTTCTTTTTGAAGTTTTCCTCACCACCATTAGATACTTCTTCTTTAATCCATTGATTAGAGGACATATATTTTCTCCAGTCAGATTCTTTAATGACTTTTCGTTTCCTCTTTTTTCCTTTTAGTGGGGGAAGTGTTCTTTTTGCTTTTAGGTTTTTCTTACCTATGTAGTATTTTCCAGTAGGGATGTGTTCAATCATGTAGATGAATCCTACTGCGTTTTCGGGAATGTCCTCATCTTTGATGTGGTTTCCCTCCCATAACCATTGAATCATAAATTCTTATTTAATTGTATCAGAGTAGGGTTTACTGTTTAAGTTACCACCTCTTGCTTGTTTTAGAGCACTTTCATTTTTTGAAAGGTCTAATCCACCATCGGCCTCTAATAAAGTTTTATCACCACCTTTGATGTTTGCTTTTGATTGTGCTGGTGGATTTTTTACTAATCTTTCTTCTAAAGTCATAATTTCTTTCCTTTATATTATATAAATATAACCTTATGTATCGAAACGAACAATGAAGTTTACGGGATAATCTGGTAATGACTTTATTGGTTTTGGTAGTTTGGCTACGGCAACCATATCACCTGCATTATCATATAATCCAATTGTTGTAATAAATGGTGCTAAATAAGAACCAGTTTGGTCAACCGATGATGATACTATATAATCATCAAAACTTCCAACCGATGAATCATTAATTGAAGATACAATCGGATGATTTGAATTTTTAATATATTTTGAACCGGCTTGATAGATAGATTGTGAAACATATTGTTGGTCTACTAATCTACTACCCGGTTTTGTTATACTAATTGTTTTTGTTGTACCACCAACTTCATAAACTGCGGTTGGGTTTTGGGATACATTAAATTCGTTTTCATTTACCGATAGGAATATTTCATTTTCATAAATAGTCATTGTTGAACGATATGAAATATCAAATGAGGATAAAGTTGAATCATCAACAATCCCATCAGTCAAAACTATTAACCCTCTATCATAAAAAACATTTCCTTTTATATTTGAGGCAGAATCAATTAAGTTAGAATTAGTATCATCGGTTGCAGTTATTGCACCATATTCAACAACCATTGAACCAACCTTAACACCCTCACCATAATATTCCTGTGGAATTGATATTACACCAATCGTATCACCAATTACTCTTTCATTTGTAGATGCATAAGACTCTCGTTTACCAACTTCGGTTACAATAGATGATGTGGCTGGATTTAAGTAGAATTGTGCTTTTACCGAATCGTATAAAGTTCTTTTAGAGATTCCATTCGTGTTTTTTGAATCGGTATCAGAATCGTATAAACTAGCAGATTGATTTGTACCATACATTGGAACAATATCACTTTCATCCAAAGTCCACTCTTTGTAAACTTTGAAAGGTCTAACTACTATATCTGATTTTGGAATCTCTTTTAGCATACAAAAATACTTTTATATAAATATTAAGAAACAAAAAACCCCACTTTTGTGGGGTTCTTCTTCGTTTTATATTTTAATAAATTTTATTAGAATGAAAGTTTAACTTTAATTAATACTTCTTTATCAAATGATTTCTCAATTGGTTGAGAAGTTTTAGCCACTGCAATCAGTTCATTTGCATCATTCAATAAACCAACCGATGTAATGTAAGTTTTTGGGTCAGTTTCAAATGTAGTTTCTGCAAATGTTCCATTTGTATTTACATAAGTTGGATTGTTTGAGTAGTTGAACTCTCTATTAGTTGCTCTAACAAAGAAATGTTGTGTTGATACATTTTCAGTTCTTCTTGCCTGGAAATCACCACCTGCATTAATTGCTTGATATAATCTTTCGTGATTTTTAGCCTCGGCAGAAACACCTTCATCTCCTACTAAAGTACCACCATCTACACTACCAACCGTATCTTGGATAGCCGATGGGTTAAGAATAATGATACCTCTATCAGGATAGAATAATCCATATCCTTCATTGTTAGAAGCAGTAGTTGTATTAATTGTTGCTTCATTTTCAGTTCCCAAGTTAAGTGAACCAGATACAACTTTAAATACTCTACCAGCCTTTCCTAATGTATCTCCGAATTTTTTACCAGAATCATCAATGAAAGTAAATGTACCACTTGCACCAGTTAAAGTTATTGACCAGTTACCTGGGTCCATTTTTTCTCTATACCTTGCTCTATTAATGTTTACAGCATAGATTGAATTTGAATCTACAGCAACACCACTACCATTCTCAAATGAGAACTTAGCATCAGTTGGGTCTAAAAGAACTGATTTATATTGAGCATAAGTTGCTTTTGAAGCAAGTAATGCATCATCCGAATTTGCTAATGATATTGAACCACTTCCATTTACATGACCATATGCCACAGCGAATTGTACTTCTGCAGAAGTATCAGTTGCAGGATTTTTATCATATATGTTAAAGTAGTAATCTCCACTATCTGCTGCAACTTGAGTTGAAGATGTAAATACTGAAGTTAAAGAACCAGTATCACCAGACCATAATCCAGTTGTTACTACTTCTACTTTTGCATTTACTTTATCAAATTCACCGAATCTTTTATAGATTCCAGTAGTTACGCCTGCACCAGATTGTAATTGTTGTCCTGCTGGTAATGCTGAATTTAAAAGGGCTACTACATCATTACTGTCGATTGTTCCGCCTTGTGCTAAACTTTGTAGTTGTGCGGTTATATTTGGGTCGTTTATAATTGCCATGTCTATTCTCCTTTATTATGTTGTACTTCTATAAGTTACCGTTACTGGAATAGTTTGTGAACCACCCGTTTCGTTACCATACACAGTTATCGTAGTAGAAACATTAGATGTTAACGATGGATTAGGACTAAATGTAAATCCTAAACCACTTACCACTTGTGCCGTAGTAGTTACTTCTTCTCCCAAGAATACTGGAACAGAACCTGCTGCAGTTGCACCTTGTGTCACTGCCAATGTACCTGCTCGTTGGTCTGCTAATACAACGGTATATCCTGCTGCACTATTTCCTTGTGGTGAAGTTGTTGGTGATAAAGCAACTTGCCCTTCATCTTGATAAACTCCGATTGAAGAAATACCCAATGCCACTACTGGAATTTGAGTTGTTCCTTTTGGTAATGTAACTAACTTGTATCTTAATACTTGTGTTTCATCAGGACTTGCTTCCAGAATTGGAATCGCCTTAATTGCCGAATCATAATAGGCACTACCCTTTGGGTGTGCTGGTTCGTACAATGTGTAGTCAATCTCATCATCACCCAATGCGAATTTGGTAATGTTAAGGGACTGACCCGATGCCAACTTCTGTCTACCTTTTTTAGTTAGGATGGCATCGACTGTAATTGATGTATTGTCTAAATATCCCATAATTTTTTTTAATTTGCCCTTTTGTTTATTATGTACTAATAAATATAACTATTTTGAAATTTAATTAATCTACCTCAAGAATTGGTTCGCCACTTCCTCTACCAGTATCCGCAACTCTTAAAATGTTTGGATTCGTAGTGAATGTTTCAACGGGCGATAACCCATCTGGGGTTGTGTCAGCTGATTGTTTTGAACCTTCAAAGAATGAATTTTTCAATCCTTGTGATAAATTATTTTTGTATCTATAATGTGTTGGGAAATATCCATTTAATGGAATAACTTCAGTTATATCATTCCCAACAGATGGTGGTGTTGAGCCAATAGGTAGTATTGTAACCTTACTTCTTGTTTTAGTTACATCCTGCAGTTCATATTCAACTTGTTCATTATTTGAAGTTGCCGGCCAACCTTTGGTCTGAACACTTATTTTTTCTATGTATTCCTCGTTTGTTTTAAATATTAATTTTCTCGAAGAAGTTATGTTTCCAAAAATATCAATAGTATTTAATGAACCAGTTCCAGCAATAGGTGCATATAAACCAAACCCAGCATTTGCCAATGAGTTAGGGTCCATACCGATTTGTTCAAATGTAGTCGCATCAACAAGTGCCTCTACTTTACTACCATCAGGAACTTCGATTTCACTCACATAGGTTGGATAATTACCAACTAAAGAAGTATCATCATCAATATTAATAGATGAATCATATTGCGGGTTGGTTGATATTAATACAACATCTTCTTCACCATCTATGTTTGCATCATAGTTATCATATTGATGAGATAAAACTACATCAGACTCACCATCTATGTTTGCTTGGAATTGGTTATTATCTCCAACCAATACTACATCATCATCAACATCTACATTTGTTTCATAATCTCGTTGTTCGGATGTAGGCCTGTTCCATTTAGTTTTACTTCTTTCTAAATAATGTGGTTCAATTAATAAACCTTTAGAAACTTTTGCTCTGGCAGGAACTAAATCTTCTAATACATCAAATAATGATTTATCAATATATCTAACAAGTCTTATATATTCATAAATGTTTCTATTTAATCTTTGGAAGTAATAATCTCTTAAATCTTTTAATTCGGTATAATCATCTTTATATTCATCGGAAGGATTTCCTATATAATTATCTATATTAAAATTACCAATAGATTTAATAATATCCATATTCAACTCCTTAATTGGTGAGAAGAATAATCCCAATCGAGAAGAATCAACCGGTGCTCTATCTAATGATTTTTTAGTTGCTCTAACTTTATGTGATAATTCACTAACTAACTCTTGTTCTTCGAATCTAATCTTATCTGCCTGATTAAACCCTAAAGAAGGTACTTGTGCAGTTACAGTTCTTTCATAGACTTCGTGAGAATATGGATAAGTTGTATTGTTTATAAAATTGACAAAAGAACCAGTCCTTCCACCATATACCTGATTTACTGCTACATTTGGTATTGATGATGATACACTTCTATTTTCAGGATGTTCAAAATCAAATCTTAACCATAAATCTTCGGTTGAAGATGAGTAGTTATTACCATTTGTTGCATCAGGCATTTTTGCATGAGTTTCAATAACGGTATCTTCTAATGGAACTCTCCATAATCTAAACTCATCAAGTGAACCCGTTAATGATTTACCTACATATATTTCATCACCAGAGGTATCCCATTCTGAATCACCAACATTTAAAGTCTTTTTATGATTTATCTTTAATCTTTCTTTATCAGATTCTATTAAATATAACTCAAATGATGAAGTTGGGTCATTATAAGTTCGTGTTAGTGTAATTGTTCTATATTCACCATCAAAAATCTTGTATTCATTTGTTTCCACACTTTCAAGTGAAACTGATGAAGATATTGAAAATTTAAGTTTACCAAACGAACCTGTTGTTTGTATTGCATCTAAATGCCAAGTGTTATTATATCCTTGTAATAATTGGTGATTTCCTACCGAATCAAACTTAACATTCATTTCAATAGTTTGTGGCTTGGTTTCACCTTCGGAGTTAACATATGTTGGGACTGCAGATGTACTAAATGGTGCAAGTAGATATGCTGGATTTATTTCACTCGATGACCCATTAAATACTACCGCCGAAGTTCTATCTTCGAAAGTAAATGGTTGAGTTCCCCCATCGGTTGGGTCGGTTGGCCCACCAAACTCCATAACCGTAAGAAGTGATTGTGGGACACCATAACAAGCCATTACTGCTTTCAAAGAACGAGATGTACCTTTGTGCTTTAATAAGTAAGGTAGGTTGTTAAGGATTCTTCTCCAAACTTCTTCATTTGCAGATTTAAGAGATTGTTGGTATTTTGTAGAACCATCTTTGTATTGTCCTAATGCATATTCCCACAAATATTGAGAGTCAAATGCTTTTCTACCTTCCCAGCCCAATGATTCTAATAAAGTATAAACTAAATCATTAGAAAATCCTAAATTTGATTTATGTTGTGGTTTTCTTAAATTATTTAAACCATTTATGTAAACCCATATAATATCAAAGTGATGTCCTAACATATCCATAAACAACATGAAGTCCTCGTTCTGATAGTCTTCTCGTATAAACTCTGGAAGATTATTGTTTAAATAATCAACATTGTTTCTATCAAAATCTGCTGCAGTGTTTACAGTTGAATTATACCATGTTGTTGCACTAATATCAGTTGTTGCAACGATTGTGTTTCCTGTTTTTGGATATGCCAAATCATCCGTAGATGTATATAAGAAATTTTCAAATCCATCAAATGAACCAATTAAATTATTAATATTATCTAATTGTTTTTGTGCTTGTATTTGATTCGTTGGTGATTGGAATACATCTTGCAGTTGTAATGAAGAACTATCTTCTGTTATAATAACATATCCATCATACGCACCACCTTCTGCTACAACATAACCAAGTTCAACATTTGTGATTGATAGTTCATTATATTTTGACTGATATGATTCTAATAATTCTATTTTATACCAGAAATTTTTAACTCTCTCTTCGGCAGAACCAAAGTGTACATAATTATCAAACAGGAATTCAGACCCACTAACATACTGTATATTTAGTTTTTCTGTGTCTATTCCAGTATTTGTAATATATTTTTGTACAAGAGATGTATTCGTTGCAGAACCACTTGCTAATAAATCATCATAGACTTGATAACCTATTCCACTATCAACCTCTAAAGAAAAATTAGGGCCTTTAAGAGGAGGACAATAATCTTCACTATCACCTACTAATGTAAGTGTTTCTATTATTGGGTTTGTTTGAATTTTCGTTATCCAAACCTTTTGATTTGTTTGTATATCTGCAGGAAGTGGTTCATATAATTTAAGAATCAACGATGATGCATCTGCACCAGTTTGAGTTGATTCTCTCAAACCTCTCCAAGTAGTTATAACTTTATTATCACCATCACCCAAGTGTAATAAGTGTGTCAAATAAGTTGAATCATCAAAACTACACTTATTGAATTGTTTTATAAATCCTTCTGCAATTCTATTAACAGCGATAGAACGAGGTATATCAATATCTCCCTTATCAAATACAATTGGTATTTGCTCTATTGGCCCCTCTACGGATTCCTTTCCTTCATCGTTTATTGGAATTAGTTTTATTGGAATTTTTACCTTATCACCATCATCATAAACTTCAACTGAATATTTTTGGATAAGTTCTTGAACATTTAAATTTACCGAAGTTGTTCTAATTCCCTTTCTTTTTTCTCTTTGAGATTTAGATAGTTCACCAGGTGATACTTTTATAAAATCAGTAGAATTTCCTATAAATAATTTTATATAAGATGCATTAGTAGAACCAAATTTAATACTGAAGTCTACATCGTACCCAACAAAATCAGCACCTCTTATTACTTTAGGATATGATATATTTACAATATCTGGAATATTTACAGATACTTCATCAACAACATTAATTATTAAATCAATACCCCTATCTAAAATGTTTGTTGTTTCGGTATCTTGTGTTCCTTCATCTAACTTTGTTACAATATCTTTTTGTGCATCAACTTCATTTACATTTCTGGGTCTGTCTGATAAAGATATTGGAGGTAAATTTGATTTTAACCCTAAATCGTTTTTTAGTATAGTTGGAAAATTATTTGCAGTTATTGGTGTTGAAATATCTAAAGGCTTTTGATTAAAATCAAAGCCAGATGACAGTGTTTTATTTGGAGTCTTTCGATTCCCTTTAATCCAATCCGATATGTTTATCTTTTTGTCTGCCATTAGAATTGGTTTATATCATAATTAGGTCTATCAACAAAACTACCATCATTTGTAAATGGATTAATTTCTTCTTCCGGTTTGAAGTCTTCGAATCTATTACCTCTACCACCACCACTCGGAGAGCCACCTGATTTTGTACCTCTATCTATGTATGAATTAAATTTATCTTCATTTTTTGGTGGGGTGGGTATTTCTTTTTCAGTTTCTACAAATTTAGGAGTAACCTCTTTTGGTGTAATTGTAATAGGCTCTTCATCTTCTCTAATTTGACTTTCATAGTCATCAAATGAAAAAGGAAATAACTTAACTTGATATTTTCCTATTTTTTCAAATACATTATGAGGTATTGTTAATCCAATAACATCACTCTCATCTAAATCATCAAACTCTAAAATATCATCACCAACTATAATTGTTATGGCCTGTACATCCTTGTTTTTTTGAATCAATATCGGAACACCAGACTTATTATTAATATTATACTTTCTCGGGTCATCATTTACTAATGATATTCGTGGGTCTAATCCTTCTAATGGAACTGCAAGCTTTTCGGTATTTATTAAAATATTATAATCAGAATTTAAAGTCAATGTGGTTTCTAATGTTTCACCTTCATTTGCCTTTAAAATAACTGGCTTGTTACCTGGTTTTGTAATTGTAATATCGACAATTCTATAAAGGGATGTGTCTGCTGAACTAATTACATAAGATGTCCCATCTACATCTTCATATGAAGACTCCCCTACACTTGGGAAAAATTGTGCAGACTTATTACCATTCTTTAAAACACTCACAGGTGCACCCTCACCACCAATTGTAAAAGTTACTTTATAAGAACTCGGTTCTTCATATTCATCACCACCACCACTTAACTTTTTTGTTAATTTAAAATCTAATTCATTAGAAGTTGTATCAGTAATAGATTTTGGTAAACCAACAACTTCATTATTTGTATATTTTGTTAATACAATATCTTTTGTATTTAAACCTAATTTTTTTTGAAGCTTTGCATTATTAATTATAGGAGAACCATCATTTAACATTTCAACTTCATAATATGTATTACTGATATAGCCTTCCTTTGCAATTTCTATCTTTGTATTTTTTTCTGCTAAATTTTCTCGTAAAACTCTAACGGTTTTTTGACCAGTCCTTGGTGTACCATCTATAACAAGAGTCCAGCCCGTTTGATTCGAGGATATGCTAAAATAGTAACTATCACTACGAGTTGTTGTTTGAGAATTAGATGTACCAGAGCCACCAGGTCCATTACCGCCTGCAGGTTGTCCACCTCCACCTCCACCTTGTGGCCCATCTTGTGATAAAGTAGAGTCATCCTCTGGCAATCCCACTTGGTCAAAGTCTATATTTTTACTTGGTACTGGCATTATAATGTTCTACTTTTTATATTATTATCTAATTGAGGTCTTGCTCCACCACCATAATTTATAAATTTTTGTTTAAAGAAATCCTTCTTTTTACTTTTAGATGGATTTGGTTTTATAAATTTTGGTCTTGGTAGTTCATTAGGAACTTCATCTTTAATAGATATTTCTAACTTTTTTTCTTCCTCGGTAATATTAATATCTTTTTCTTTTGTAACTTCTATTTGTGGTATTTTTGGTTGAATAACCACATCTGATTCTCTTGATTGTATAATTTTATCAACTCTATCTCTACTCTTATCAAATTCATTTTCTTGTGTTGTTGTTGGTTGAATAGTTCTTTGTGGTAAATACAACTCTATACACTCAATTAAAATTCTTTGTGCAGTTTTATATACCGCTTCTTTTGATAAAGAAAGTGAATCTTTTGATGGTTTTTTATTTCCATAATTTGGGTCACCTATATATGAGTTTCTATTTAAGAATTCATATTTCATTGCCTCTGCAAATTTTTTATGGATTCTTGTCATCATCACATCGAATCCTTTTATACCGAATTCAGAAATCATTTTATTATACCACTTATCACTATAAATACTTTTAATAAACGTATCTATTTCTTTTGGGTCAATCTTTTCAACGAACTCACCAATATATGGTATAATATCATCTCTAAAAGAGGAGCCGTTTACCATTATACTGAATCGGGTTAATAAATCTGTTTGAGAGGACACTTCATTTTTTATTGGCAATAGCTTTACCTCCCTACGAGATGGGGATATTTCTTTAATCCAAAGTTTTTCATTTAAATTATCAAACCCAACTCGTTTATTTAATAATGTAATTTGAGTTTTAAAAATACCATTATTGTATCCTGCCTCATTTATTAGTCTTTCTGCATCTATAAAATACTCATTAGGAAAGTTAAATGCTTGAAATTGAGTTCCATCAGCAATTAAAAAATAATCTTTTATATTTTCAGAACTTAATGGAATGTACCTAACTAAATCACCCGATTCTCCCTGTGGGAGTTGGTTGTCATTAGCATCATAGATAATAAACTCAATCATATCCGAATCCGAAAATCCGAAAAATGATTGTAGAGTACCTTCTTCGAAAATTTCTCTATCTTTAGAAGAGATTCGATACCCTTTATTATCTATTATTTCTTTAAAACTTCTAATTGCCATTATCCACCTGTTTTATCTTGACCTTCAAATACTTTTGCACTACCAACAGTTCCCCAACTATCTTTTCTCTTAACTTCTTTCCAATAGTATGCTTTAAGTGTTAACTTATCACCAGATGATGTATTAATTGTGATAGTTGCACCATCTGAATTAACTTGTCTTTTTCGTTTACCAGTTCGTTTTCGTAAGTTATTAAATCTAAACTTAGCAGTTGTTACACCTGCAGTTTGTTCATTTCTTGCTGGAACTTTAAATGTTGTTGGGCCATTAAACCATTCATAACCATCAAACTTATTTCCTGCATAAGATAATGTAAATGTTTGTTCTTCGGTTGAGAAGTTAAAGAATGCTACACCCTTTTCACCATTCTTAAAGTAAACATCATTATCATTTTCAGTTTTAATATATAGTCCCTTAATACCCTCATCTTGAATATCGCTAGAACTAATTTTCCAACCACTATTTTCAGTTTGTTGAAAGAATCCATTTACACCTTCTAATGCATTTTGAGCAGCATTTTGTTTTTCTCTTTCTTCAGTTAATTCTTTCTGTACTCTAAATGATTCTTGCAATGCTTCAATTCTTGCAGTTAAAGATACCCTCTCCACCGCTTCATTAATTGAATTTTGTACTGCGTTTTGTAAATCGATTGTAGTTGATGCAATTTGAGTATTAGCAACATCTCTTTGTTCATTTGCTATATTGGCTTGTAATTTTTCATTATCCGCCTCTATTCTCAATGATTCATTTATAATTTCCAACTCTGAAATCGTTGAATTTAAATTACCCACTTCGATATTTAATCTCTCAACCTCTGCAGTTAAATCATCTATTTGTTCTAATGCCGTATTATAAACCGGTCTTGGTACTGTATCTGGTTGAGGTGCTGGTGTATTTGGTATGAGTTCGAATATTCTTGTATCTATTGATTTTTCTAATTCGGTTGTATCGTACTTTGGTCTAATTAATTTACCCCCAATTATCCCACCTTGCAATTCTTGTTCACTAATTTGACCATATAGAACATCATACTCTGCACTATTTACTTCTGCCCAATTTATTGTAGAATCATTTACATTAGATTCAATGATATTTTGACTTATTGGTTTACCTTTTATAACTTGTGATTTAGCAACACGCACACCAAAGTCATTTGACTTCGGTAATGAAATCGAACCATCTTGTTTAAGTTTCTTTTGAAACCGTTCGTTTTTTAATCCTCTTTCTTTTTTACGCATTGTTAAGGAGTTATGCTAAATGTATAATCATCATCAAAGAAGTAATCAACACCATTAATAGTAATCTTGAATTCTATTTTATATACTCGGTCTACTTCCCAATTTGATAAATTTAAATTAAAATAATTACCATCAGAATCACAACTTATTTTGGTATAGTTGCTGAATGGAACTATTACATCACCAGAGTGATAATCTGAAATTTGATAATATGATGTGGTCGGTAGGAAACTTGTTATACCATATTGTGCGCTCGATGAAAAAGTTTTTAATGGGTATAATTCTCTACCAACTACCCTTAGCTTAGGGGTTGTATTTACTTTATATCTCTTTTTAAAGTTTCTGATTCCAACCTTGATTTCCTCTGCCGTTAATTCAGTTAATGAGCCCGTTGAAAAGGATACATCATCCCAACCAATTCTAACTTTTGGTTGGTGTATTGTATTTGTCTCCTTACTAAAGAATTTAAGAATACCATAATCATTGGTATCATCTTCAACAGAATTTTCATGTTTTACAATTAAACCATCATTTACAATCGAACCGCTTAACCAATATTGGAATATTTCAGTTACATCTGCATTAATATCTTGTGATTGGTATGTAAAGTTTTGAGAACTACTAACATTGGTGTACCAAACACCACCTCTACCTGCAAAAGAACCAGTTGAGTTTGGTGCAAACACAATTGAACCGTTTACAACATTATCTACCCATCTTAATGATGAATCACCTTCTCTGTAATTCCAAGTAACACCAGATGTTTCTATTTCATCAAAGCGAGTACCCTTACCCATCTCCCATGATTGAGAGACTGCATTAATATCTATTGTAAATTCTAATGGAAGTTCTTCCGATTCAGTTTCTCTTAAAATTAATCTAGCTTCTTCAAATCCAACATCACCATTAGATAGTGAAGATGAAAACCCAGATATTTCAAATTTAAGAAGAGCCCTTGATACATCTTTGATACTACCATAATAAACCTTACTAACTTCCAATACCTCATCTAAACCAGCATTTTGGTCAGGTTGTTGTAAGTACACCGATGCATCTTTTGATGCTGTTAAAAAATAGTATGCCATTATCTTGCTCTTCCTTTAATATCTGTGTTTGGAAACTTAACCTCAAAAACCGATGGGTCAAGTGATGGATATAAAATCTTATCCTTAATTGCACCCTCTATATTATATGAGTTTGGCGAGTATTGACCACCACACTTATTTATAATTTTTAATTTTGGAACTGAACTAACACCCTCAACATTTGCTATAATTAATTCCACTTCGGATAAATTAATTGTATTATTAAAAGTCCAATTATCAATATTAAAATAATCTTTTAATTCTTCTATACAGCTACTTATAACTTCACTTTTGTTATAATTTTTAAATGTAATTATTTCAAAGTCAATACCAATATTGATTATAAATCCATCATTAATATTTAAACCATCCGTTAAAACTTTATATTCATTTAAATATGTTTTTAGGTTTTGTTTTATTGCACGATTAAGATTTGTTAATTTTCCATCAGAATCATATCCTAACAAATAAAGATTTATTGCAAATGGATTATTCTTTTCATTTTCGTTTGAAGTTTTTCCAATTAAAAATTGTTGTAGTTCTTGCTGAACACTCTTTCTATCTGGTTCTTCTGAATCTGGTTTTTCAACAAAACTCATTACTAAATCAGTAAATTCTTGTAAAGCCTTTGGTGAACTTAAAATCGATGATGGTGAATTGTTATCTAATGTACCATCTGCTGTAGCATATGCTTTTGCAATTGAACCAAACTTGGTTGGCATCGATAATGTTCTGACTTGATAATCTTTAGCAGTTACTGCTCTATTTTGTGAACCAAAGTTTGCTAAAGCATTTTGTCTAATCTCTTCAATAGTATCACCACCCTTACCACCAGTTGCAGGAACTCCGTTATCTACTGCAACAGATGCTTTTGTTTGGTTCAATACACCAATTTGTGCAGAATTAAATAAATCAGAATCATCCTCGAATTGAATATTTTTAATTGATGTTATAGTTCCTTTTTTTACATTAGAATTAACACCACCACCCACTAAATACTTTACAGTCATTGTTGTATTAGATGGAGATGACCCATATGTTTGTGTTTTTAAGAAATTTGTTGGGTCAAATGATTCATTTAATTTTGAAATTGAATTTGGTAAACCTAAACCAACATTTTTAAATGAAGGAATGATAGTTTCTTCACTAACCGTTGGGTCTCCTGCACCAAACTGAATTGTTGTTGTACTATCAGAGTTTATCCTTTTTACAAATCTTCGAGATGTTTTAAGTGTATTTAATATGTAAGGTACAGTTGATTTAAACTGATACAAGTCTGGGTCATTTGTTTCGGTGTTTGGGTAATCCACAAATACTAACTCTTGAGCTAAATAAGGAACTTCATACCATTTATTCCCATCACCATCTCTTACATCATAGATATCAATAATATTTGTGTCTGACAGATTTATACTTTGAAACTCTTCATAAGAACCAAAACTCACCTCGGTTTCTTTAATCTCAGCAGATATTGCCTGTACAGTTTTTTTAACTAAATAAAATGAGGTTTCTCCTGTATTTGAATCCGTTTGATATACGGTTATCTCTCTATCGGTGGGGTCTGAAAAATCTACAACATCTTGTGTTATAAATGTAATCCCATTTGTTGATTCCACCAACATACCCTCTTTTATCCTCAATAGATAATTTTCATCATATGTGTTATTTGATGCAGTTCCAGTTGAGGGAACTAATTGATAAACCGAAAGAGTTGTTACAGCAGGTGATGTTACCTTTGGTTTGTATCCTAAATATTGTGAAAGTGATATTACATTCTCAATATCATCCGCATGTGTCATTAATGATTCCTTTAAGGTATCATCAACATAATATGAAAGTGAATCACCAATATAAGATGCCATTTCAATAAACATCATACCAGGTGATGACTCATTAAAGTCAGAATAAGTTTGTGGGAAATAAGTTTTAGCAAACTCAATTAGATTTCCTCTAAACGCAGAAAAATCTTTGTTAAGATATTTTATATCTTTACCACTATTTTTAAAATTTTTTGATGTTTTTGTAATTGCCATATCTTATTATCCCTGAACTGTGAATGTTAGAGTTTCTAAATTAATATCTCCTCCTATTCTAAATTTAATTGAAACATTTAATCTATTATTATCTCTCAACTCATCAGTTGCATCAATATCAATTTCTTCTGCCGTAACATATGGTAACCATTGTTCCAAGCTCTCATTTATAGTATCTTCAATCTTACCCTCCAAATCATCTACATTTGGTTCGAATAGTAAGGATTGTAAACCACTTCCAAATTCGGGTTGAAGAATTCGTTCTCCCTTTTTGGTAAGTAGTAAATTTTTAATATTAGATTTAACTTGGTCTTTAGTTACAAAAGATTGTTCAAATGTATGCTCACCAAAAGTTAATGGTAGAGTGATACCAATAGCATAATTTGCATATTGAGTAGTATCTTTAACAACCCTTGTACCTAATTCAACTGCCATACTTTATATTACATCCCAGGTCTCCAAGGACCTTTCTTTTTTTCTACTGCCTTCATCAAACCACTATAATCTCTATTTAGTGCCTTATCTAATGCAGTGTTTCCAGTCTGAACACCTAAACCTTGCTTTGGTGCCATATTTCCGTAACCCATTTGTTGTGCTATATTTTGCTGCCCCAATGTATGTGTATCATTTGAAGTGAAAGACATAGTTCTATAATCTTCACCACCAGTTGCAGTTCCTTGTCTTTGTTGTGCGTTAAAAGGTTGTGTTTGTGCCAGTACCTCATTTATTGCTGGATTTTTACTGAATATTCGTTGTGGTTGACTTTCCTCTTCCATAACAGCAGTATCCATAAATGTAGGTTCTTTCGGAGTAACGGCCTCTTTAAGTTTTTTATTTTCTTTTAATAATTTGGCCATTTCTTTCTTTACACCCTCTTTAACGAGTTTTGGAAGAACTACTTTAATTTCTTCCTTTACTATAATTTGTATTGCTTTTACTAATTTGTCAGTATCCATTGTTAAAATGTTTTCCTTTCTATATAAATATTTGTTTTAGGTTTTTTTAATTTTTAATACAATCGGGTCTTATTGCCATCAATTGTTTTTTAAATTCATTTATTTGTTTATTAATACCAACATCAAACCCAATATCTAAATCATCTTCAATATCTTGTAGAGATGCATCAATTACACCCTCAAATGAAGTACTATCTAATTCATATTCTTGTACCGGGCCCAATTCATTAATAGAACCATCATCCGATTCTTCGATTACAGGTGGTTCACTACCATCTTCAGATGGAAAGTTAATATTTGGTATAGGGATAACCGGTGGTATTAAATATCCAGTCCATGGTATTATTCCAGGCGATGGTATTGGGGTTGGTGTTGCTGGATATAATGATGTTGTTTGTATAACTCCACTAATTGAAAATAAATGAACAATTGCTGCCAAAACAAACATATTTACTATAATTTCTTGTTTTGTTGCTGGTTTTATTGGTGGATATAGAGGCCACACACCAGGATTTGTTACTATATTTGAGTTAACTTGAATGTTTTGAATTGAACCAGGTGCAGGTATTAGTGGTATTGGGAATGGTCTCATTTGTGCACCAGACCAATATGCTTTAACACCATTTCCAAATTCGTTTACCAGAGAAAAATCAACACCAGGTGGGGTTGTTAATCCTTTTAATAATGCAGCCCTAAAAAGAGTTTTCATTATTTCCAAATTACCAGTTTGTACTGATTCTAAATTAATAAAATCCTTCCCTCGTTTTACTGCAGCATCATACTCTTCTGCCCAAATTGTTGCTACCTTATTTATATCTAAAGTAGGGTTTCTATTTGGGTTAGTTTTTCTTATTATATTTCGTTTGAATAATCCCCAAGACATTTTAATTAATTAAATCGGTTGGATTTGGTAAATCAACACCTGGTATTTTTATACTTGGTACTTTGGGTAAATCAATATTAGGAATTTCTAAATTAGGAACTTCCGGAACCTTTGGTACTTCGGGTATTGGTGGAAGATTTGGTGGAGTTGGTAATTTGGGTAACCCCTTTTTCTCTTTTGGATTTTCTTCCAGTTTCTTTTTTCTAAATTTTGGCAATGGGGGTAATTTTGGTAATCTTATTTTTGGTAATTTAGGCAATTCTGGTTTTTCAATCTTTGGAACTTTAGGAACTTCTGGCAATTCCGTTGGGATTGAGTTTACCACATCCTTTACACCACCAGTAACATTTGATATATTACTAACTACACCTTTGGCAGAACCCAATGTATCCTTTACACCACCAGCTAAATTTTTTATGTTTTTTATATTTGCCATTATTTTAATTGTACATTATTACTTAACATAGACTGCAATTTAGATTTCAATGTTGTAAATTGTGCTATATTTGTTGGACCAGGTGAGGTTGGACCAGATGGAGTTACATAAATTTGTTGTGCAATTAAATCTATTAGTTCACCCAATAACTCTACCAAAGTTTCCCCCTTTGGTGCAGCCTCTAAATCACCATCTGTACCAAGAGCAATAGTTCCATTTCCTATGTTTAAGTTTATATCTCTATTTTTTGTATCAACAAATATATGATTATCTGTTGTAATATTGATTCCTTGTGTTGCATCTATTGAAAATTGACCATCGGTTATAAATCCAATATCTTTTTTTGCAACACCAATCATTTCTGCAGTTTTTGCAGACAAAATAATTCTATCCGAATTTAGTAGTATCTGATTACCCCTTAACTCCGATGGGTAATTGAAAAATGATTCATATTCATTTTCAATAGGAAGTGAATAATTTAATAACCTATCACCACTTCCTAAAAAAATAATATTGCCATCATTATTAATACTTTCTTCGGTTGATAATAAGTCTTGGTTGGATAAAGTTTCTGGATTTTCACCATTCCTAATTGTTATATTTGGAGAAAAAATGTTATCAGGATTGTTATACCCACTAAACCTAATTGATTGACCAAACCTACTTTGAATTAAAGTATCACCCTCATATAATTTAAGATAATGAATAGAATCGTTTCTTTCAAAGTAATCACCATAACCACCAGTCTCTGCCTCACTATCGAGATTACTTCTACTTATTCCAGTTTTTGATATACTTGAATATCCAGAGCCCTTATTTTGACTTGACTCGTATTTAATTTGTTTATCTTGTATAGTAGATGAGTTGGTACTTACATTTGGAGTGTTTGTTTTTACAATCCTTTCATAGAAATACCCACCAGATGT